TTTCAATATAAGAATATGAAGTTAAGTAAGAATCTAACATTAGATGAAGCGACTAAGAGTGCTACTGCTATCAAGAATGGTATCAGTAACAAGCCTAGTAGTGAACATCTATCTAACCTTATGGCTATTGCACAAAATGTATTTCAGCCAGTTAGAGACCACTTTGGCAAGCCAATAGCTATTACTAGCGGTTACCGCTCACAGGCCCTTAATGACCTTATAGGTGGTGCTTCAGGAAGTCAGCACAGCAAAGGTGAGGCATTGGACTTAGATGCTGATGTATTTGGTGGTTTAGAAAACTACCAGATGTTCCATTACATTAAGGATAACTTAGACTTTGACCAACTTATTTGGGAGTTTGGAGATGATGAGAACCCTGCTTGGGTTCATGTAAGTTACAAGGCAACTGGTAATAGGGGCGAGGTTCTCATCTGTGCAAAGCAAAACGGCAAAACTATATACAAGCGATGGGGTTAAAAAAGGCAAAGAATATTTTCCTATATAGTGATAGTGAGCCTAACGAGGTTCTTATATCGTTGTGCCATTTAGTTTGCCTACCCCTTAGCATTTGTATGGAGTATGACAACCCTAATTACTGGCTTATACTTATAGCCTTGTTTGCTGGCTTCTACCAGCTTTGGGCTGTATTGTATAGCGGCACTCTTAAAAGTAGACTAAATGCTGTTAAATTGGCTTGTTTAGTTGCATTAGCTACTATCATTAACTTGTCTATGGTAGGCCTAATGGAGGGCAGCCGTACAGGCTGGATAATTATATTTTTGTTTGCTTGCTGGAATGTGGTGAGGGTACAAAAGGAAAACATAGCTAGAAATGGATAGTCAGGTAATAATCACTATAGGCACAATACTTGCAAGTGCTGGTATATGGAAATTCCTAGAGTTTAGGCTTAAGGTAAAAACAGACTATAAAAAAGAATCGGTGCAGAATAGTGATGGTGTCCAGTATCGTGATGACCTTAAAAGCAGGGTTGCTAGGTTAGAGCAGTTACTGGAGGAAAGCAATACAAAGGTATTAGAGCTTACTGCTGAGGTTCATGCGCTGAGAACTGAGGTAGGATTTTTAAAAAAAGAAAACGATAGATTAAGAGGATGATAGATAGAGTTACAAAGAATTGGAAAACTACGGCAGTAGGTGCAGTGTTATTTGCAGCAGGTATTATATTAGTGGCTATGGAGAAAGCAAGCCTTACAGAGGCTGGCACTTTCTTTGGCGTAGCATTTGTATTATTTTTTTCTAAAGACAAATCAAATGAATGACACTGATTTCGGCTTTGCTGATGGCTTTGAGGACTTTGTAGATGAGTTAACTAATGACAAGGCCAATGATAAGGCCTGTAGCATTGATAACCCAGATTGTGAGGCATGTGGGAGTTAATAAAAAGGGGAGCAGTTCTAATAGGGCTGCTTTTTTTACTTCAGGGGTGTGGTGCGAAGTGGCACCTGAGGCGTGCAGTTGCAAAAGACCCAACGATACTAGAGCAGGTTGCGGTAAAAGTTGACACAATAGTAGTAACAGAAATTAAGGCTGTACACGATACTTTAGTGCTTAACCAGTATGATACCATAGAAATAGAAAGAAATGGCGTTAGAATACAGCTAAAGCGTATTCACGATACAATACAGGTTACTGCTGAGTGTCTACCAGACACAATACAAGTAACACAGGTTGTTAAAGTACCGCAGGTGGTGTATAAGGAAAAGGAATTCAAAGTTATTGACATAGCCTTGATACTCTCAATTATTCTAGCGACCTTTGCTCTTATTAAATTTCTATTTAAGAAATAAATAGATATATTTACTTGTGTTACACACAAGATATATGACTAGAAGACAATACAACCTAGCTATAGAAAGGAAAGAGGTTGATGATGATTACCATAACCATTTCTTGTCTCACTTTGGGTTTTACGATGAGCATCCTTCCGATTACGGCTTTAACAAATACTACTCTACACCTTATGACATTCAAGGAGGCTCAAAGGATTAGTGCTTTACTTAATGAGGATAACTACCACGCATGGGCAGTTGATGGCTTTCATGTTAGGTTTCTTTTAGATGGGGTAATGTATGAGGTTAAAAAAGCAAAGCAGCAGCCTAATGAGAAATAAAGAGATAGATGCCATATTACATAAGATGGCAATGTTATACCAGAATATAGGTATAGATAGCACAGAGGCCGAGCGTGATAACGCTAAGGTACAAGAGTTGGCATACATAGCACAGATAGCTTATATAGATGCTGAGTATGCATCAAGGTTGTTATATGGTTGACCACACTAAAATAGAGGTACACTTGGGTAAGATACCCAGCCTTAATAAGTTTTACTCCTCACCCCACTGGACATTCCGTAGTAAGGAGAAAAGCAAGTGGCGTGCTGTAGTTATGGAGCAGTTAGATTACGACTTTCAGTTTGAGTATTGCGTAATTACTGCAAAGGTTAATTACCGCTATGACTTAGATAACTGCATTATGGCAGTTAAATTCACACAAGATGCACTGGTAGAGGCAGGCTTAGTTAAGGATGATAACAAGAAATTCATCAAGGCTGTACGCATAGAACCAGCAAGCGATATACCCAAAGACACATCTGTCATTTTAATAGAGGGTAAAATTTTTAAATAAAATTTGTAGGAGAAGTTCTTTTTTTTATTCCTTTGACTTGTTAAACAAAAACAAAGAGCAATGAGAAATTTTAAACAATACCCAGTAACCATAAATGGCCTGCAGTTTTTTGTGCAGTATTTAGGTAGCCAAGTAGAGGGCCAACTTAAGTGGCATATTACATCACCAGATATTATTGATATTGACCAAGATATAGACACGCTTTGGCACACAAAGCAAGAGGCTGTACAGGCGATACAAGAATTAGTAGCGTAAATAAATAAAGCAATGAATACAGAAAACATTTACCAAGTCCTAGATGACTTAGAAACCTTTGCTGCTAACATAGGCAGCGAATGGATGAAGGAGCGCCTAGCTATGCTAGAGGCTCAAATTGCAAACCTAGAAAATCAATCAACATTATGAAAACAGCAAAAGTAGTATCAGTTTCTCCAAAGGGGGACTTTGCCTTTAACGGCAAAACATTTTACAAATTCTTTGTAACGCTAGATAATGGCGATAGCGGAGAGTACAACAGCGTTAAGGCAGACCAAGATAAGTTCGTTGCAGGCGCAGAAGTTGAGTATGAGATTACTAGCAACCAGTACGGCAATAAGATTAAGCCAGTATACAATGCTGGAGGTGGTGGCTACAGCAAGCCTAGTTACTCAGGTAACAATGATGATAAGCAGAAAATGATTGTTAAGCAGTCGTGCTTAAAAGCAGCAGTTGATTTGCTAAAGGATAAGGGTGCTAAAAGCACAGATGTACTTAAGGTTGCTGATGCGTTTGTGGAGTGGGTTCTGGAACAGCCCAAGCAGGAAACAAACTACAACACGCATTTCAGCAGCCGAGAGGAGAAAATAGAAACAGCGCAAGCCATTGCAAGTGGCGAGCCAGTAGGTGATGACTTACCATTCTAAATACTCGTGTTAAGTAGTAAAGAGGGGTTGGCAATTATGCCGCCCCTTTTTTTTGACCCAATAAAAAAAGATACCTACATTCACGACTATGATACACAAGCACATTATAAAATCCGACCAAACCCTACGCTACTTAGAGAGAGCAAGAGAGGGCAAAATTAGCGAGGCCTCAAGGTTTGGGGTTCCTGAAATAGATGACTTTTTACGCTTTAAAAAGGGCAACTTTATTGTCGTTACTGGACATGCCAATGTCGGTAAGACACACACGATGAGTTACCTGCAGTTGTTACACACATTAGAGAACGGCACTAAGTGGCTTATTTACTCCAGTGAGAACGAGGTACAAAGCCTACAGCGTAAGTTAATAGAGTTTTTGGCTGGCAAGCCAATAAACCAAATAGATGAGCAAACCTTCTGGCGGCACCATGCCTTTGTAGAGGGCCACTGGGCCTTTATAGATAGCGAGTTAATAGTAAATGCATTTGAGTTGCTAGAGATAGCTAGGGAGGTTTATGATGCTTGGGAGTTTCAGGGTATGATGATTGACCCTTACAACAGCCTTACCATACGCAAGGAGGACTTAAAGGGGATAAGCACCCACGATTACCATTATGAAGTAACAAGCTATATTAGAAAGTTCTGTAAGGAATATGGTGTTACTACCATACTAAACACACACCCAGCAACAGAGGCCCTTAGAAAGGTGCATAAGGCAGGACACGAATACGCTAACCACACAATGCCACCTATGGCGAGTGATGTTGAAGGAGGCGGTAAATTCGTAAACCGCAGTGATGAATTCTTTGTAATTCACAGATACACTCAGCATGCACAAGATTGGGTATACACGGATATACATGTGCGCAAGGTTAAAGAGTTGGAAAGTGGTGGTAGGCCCACGCCATTAGATGCTCCAGTAAGGCTAGCCTCAACGGCAGGCAATTGTGGCTTTACAATAAATGGCTTAAATTTAGTAACTAAAGAAAGACAAATAGATGAATCTCCATTTTGAGGGTAACAGGCTTTACTATATGGAAAAGGAAGCTGAATTGCACAGGGCGCTAGATTACTTAAGCAAGGAATTAAGCGATAGGGAGGCAATGACTAAGGAGCAGTTGTGGGATGTTTTCCATATTTGCGCAGATACTTCTGCAGTGTATAGGCACATTACAGACTACTTCACTACACTGGACAAATTGATACTAGATGCTCGCATAACTAATGACAAGTTAAAGCAGGAGTTGTACGACTTAAAAAAGGAGAACACACGCCTTAACAAGGCGCTTGAAAATTATATGGATGAATTTTAATAATATGAAAACAATTAACAGCTTATCAGGTGGTAAGACATCAAGTTATATAGCGGCCAATTACCCTGCGGACTATGATGTTTTTTCATTGGTGCGTGTAGAGGATAAAAAGTGTCAGTTTCCAGATGCTAAAATTAGACAATTAGTTGAGGATAGAATACAAGCGCCATTTATTGGTACAGCAGAAGATGATACCATTATCTACACAATGCTTGACCTTGAGCAGTATATTGGTAGACCTATTACTTGGGTTACAGGTAAAACTTTTGAAGAAGTTATAAAATCAAAAAAAACATCAAGCGGTGGTTATTACTTGCCTAATAAGGTTACTCGTTACTGCACTACAGATTTAAAAACAACCCCTATAGCTGAGTGGAGATATAAAAATATACAGGGCAGTGCCTTGATGCGCTTTGGTTATCGTGCTAATGAGCAGGGCAGAGCAAAGCGTATGATGGAGAAGACAAATGACAACGGCATGACTGAAGTTAAGATTATTGTAGGTCGTACAAAGACAGGTACTCAAAACAAGTGGAAAACTATTGAGTATTGCAAGCCAGAGTTTCCCTTAATAACGGCAAATGTTTATAAAGATACTATTGAGGAATTCTGGAAAGACAAGTCTGTAAGGTTTGCATATATGAATAATTGTGTAGGATGTTGGTGGCGCAGCCCGCTACTATTAAAAAAGATGCATGAGAAGCACCCTGACAAAATGCAGTGGTTTGCTGACATTGAGGAAGAAGCTGGCAGTACCTTTCGCTCTGATGTTAAGTATAGTGATGTCATAAAATGGAAGCCGCAGATAGAATTGTTTGATAGTGATTTTAATGAATGTGATTCAGGATATTGTGGACTTTAAAAGAAGGATATTAAACGGCCAAAGGTTTATAGTAAGTGGAATGGAATTTGTGTGTATTGAGACACACGCTTACTTACAAACTAGGGTAGATGGCGAGGAGTCGGATATTGATGTAAGCAGCAGCTATTACATAGTGCGCAACACCTCCACAGGCAAGCTACACCGCATTCCTTTTGCTAGGATAATTGAGAAGGATGATGCAGGGGAAATCACCTACAAAAGGTAGACTTGCTTTTTCACACTCAAGTAGTTATATTGTAAGCATCTAAAAATAAATAAGATGCAAATTGAGTTGACCCCTATTACTGGTGTTTTGATTGGCGTTAATTACGCTTACTATGAGCCTACTGAGGAATTAGGTGGTTTAAACTTGTTGCAGGTATGCTGTGGCCTTTTTGTGTTGAACATATCATGGGCAGGATAGAAAGGTTTTACAGAAAGAATTTTAAACGCCTCACAGGCTTTATAAAGGAGTATACTGATGGCAGTTACAGCATAGCTGGCGATATAGTACAAATGGTTTTCTTACGCCTTCTGGAAATGGAGGCGGAGGGTAGGACTAACTTTTACGATGAGGAGGACAGCCTAAATTTCTTTTATGTGTACCGCAGTTGCATCAACACTGCACTTAAATACCAAAGGGCAAAGCGCAAGGTGAATAAAGTAAGCCTTGAGGACTTAGAGATTGATTTCTTACAATACGAAACCTTTCCAGAGGAGCGACAAGCAATGGAGCGCCTACTAAATTATATGGAACAGGAGATGGAGGACTTTCATTGGTATGATGCCAAAATGGTACGCATACATATGGAGGGCACCAGTATGAATAAAATACATAGGGAAACGAGCATAGGATTAACAAGCATTAAGAATACTATTAAAAATGGCAAAGCAAGAATCTACGACAACCTCCAAGAGCACTGGGAAGACTATACCAACGGAGACTACGAGCAAATCTAAAAAGGGCCGCCCAAAAGGCAGCAAGAATAAGCCTAAGGGATTGGGTGATACTATTGAGCAGATAACTACAGCTACTGGAATTAAGAAAGTAGTTAAGGCTGTAGTAGGTGAGGATTGTGGTTGTGATGCTAGGAAAGAAAAGCTTAATAAGCTGTTTCCATATAGCCGTACCCCTGAGTGTTTAGAGGAGGATGAGATAGCTTATTTGTCCAGTGGCGTGCTGCGTAAAAGCACACTCAAACACGAGGACAGAGAGCGCATTGCGCAAATACACGCTAGAGTATTTAATCATAAGTTTGATGTGCCCTGCACCTGCAGTCCTAAGATATGGATGCAATGGATGCGCCAACTGCAAGAGTTGTTAGATGCAACTGCGTAACTATTTAAAAGATAAACGCAAGCTAACTGAGAGCCGTACCGCCATATGTGTTGAAGTAGGTAAAACAGGTGAAGCCCTGTTTAAGGAGATTACTGGAGCCTACAAATCTAGCCTAGCTGATGATAAGCAGCACATTGACTTTTATTGGGAGGAAAAAAAGGTAGATGTAAAGGGGCTAAAAAAGATGCACCTTACTGGATACATACTCCTAGAGTTTATGAATGTCTGGGGTGGTGATGGCTGGTGCAGCAAAAAAAGCAAGGCCGAGTATATAGCCTTCCAG